CACAGGTGATAAGCCGCGGATCCCTCGATATGAACCTCGAGAGATCGGGTTGACCGTTGGTTAGACGATCTTCCTAACGTCTACCGACTACAAAGGTCGGCATCCGGGGCACCAAGCCATATCTGGTATCTCTACCAGGGCCTTGCCCACCTCGCCTTGATACTGACGGAACGAGGACGTCCCTGACGTTCAAGATGTTCCTTGTCATGAAAAGGCTCTCGCCCTCTCTTGAGGAAGAACTTGAGTAGGGCACCCTCACCACTAGCTTTGGAAGCTGGTGGTTTGGAATGAACCGCAAAACCCTTGATCAGAGGGTGGTGCAGTTCCGCATCCCATCCACTCGCACTAGGTGCAAAGGAGACAGAATTACGACCCAACAGTGGTGATGTAGGCTCAACGATCGGAAAGCGGGGAAGCACTCTCGCGATCATTCGATCGAGCCAGCCTGCGGTTTGCCACATACCCAGCCAGTAAAACTGGTTACGCAGCTCAACGAGACTAATCACCTCTTGAGCGTCAGAGCGTGAGACGGGAAGTGGACGACGAACGCGGATTGGAGTTACATCCATACCGTCGTAGTAGTCCCCGCCGCAAGACTCTCGGAACTTGCCGTTCCAAAAAGACTTGCCGGAATTAACCTTGAAACCTAAAGATTCCAAGGTTCCGATCACGCTACGCACGTATTCTGCGGGGATGATGATATCATCTCCGTAGACGCGCACCTTTCCCACAAGGCCAGATATGTCCTTGTGAGTGAGGGGTCGGTTGAGCGCACGCTCTACACCGACAAAGACGCTTGTTGTAAAAACAAGCGCCTCCATCGGAAAGCAGAGGGCTGAACCCATCGACGCGTACTTAGCTAGCTCGATGACCAGATCTTGGTCGTCATTTGAGCGGAAGCTAGGTACGCTGGCCTTGGATGATCTCACTGCCATTACAGCCTCTCGCAAGAGGGGCCATCTTGACAGGAGAACATCTACATGCCAGACTCCAACCCGGTCACTCGCCTCGCTGAGATCCAGCGTTGCGAGATGACCGTACTTGCTGCCAATCCTAGCCAGGATCCTGTTTGGATCTTGGTCTGTGAATCCCACAAAGTGGGACGGCAGATGACCAACATGCCCCTTTTGGGAGCTCGTGGTCATATCGTTCCGTACTGGGCGAATCTTCTCCCTGACGGAACTCGACGCGATGCTGCTTTCCCAGAGGGAGAGCGGTGGCGCGTCTCTTTCAAGTTCCTCGACGAACGGATCGAGCAAGGCCTGCTGCATGTACTGCATGCAGGTTGGCTCGATCGCAATGATTCGAGGGGTTTTGAGCGTCTTGGGGACGGTTATGACCTTTACGGGTCGCTCCGCCTCCGGTTCAAGGAAATCCACACGGTTCATGCGCTCATCGTCGTGAGACGATGGCAAGATGGCTAAGGCAAATTCCTCGTAAGGAAAGAGCCCGTCCCATCTCTGAGGCCACTCCAGCTGATCGTACTTACCGTTTCCGGTAAGCCTGTCAGCTGTAGCCCCAGGTCCGTGTCCTGGAAGCAATGGATTCCGGTTCTCGGCGTCGGCGATAAGCCGTCGCTCGAGGGTTGAAAAAACATCGCTCCACAAAAGAGCAGCCACACGGGCGAAGGAAGATTTTTCCTCCTCCGTGATACTGACGGCTGTCTCTCGGATTTCTTGCTCACACTCCAGGTACCTTTCAATGGCGCCTGCCTTACGAGACTTTGAGGTCTCGAGCAGGATCTTTCCGAACATCGACGTTAGTTGACGAACGGCAAAGATGCAATCCAGAGAAGGTTCCTGAAGCAACTGCCCATCAACAGGGCTGAATACCTGATCCAGGAAACCTCCCAAGAATAATGGGAGGGGCCCTCGATTACGCCGGTTTCTCTCGAAACCCATGTAATCGCTGGGATCAATGCGACCTCGTTCTAGACCTCTTTCGAAGTCCTTTCCGAAGCTGGGAAGGGTAATCGTTAGGAACGATGTACCCTCGTATTCAGTCCGACTCGCGAGTTTTTTGAAATCGCGAGAGGCGCTAGTGCAGCACCAAGCAGCCAGTTCATCGGCTGCTTCTCTCCAGAGACTTACTAGGCTTTTCATACTGCCCCTTTCAGGGGTCGGTAGTCCAAGTCTGATACCCTCTGCAGCAATGCAAGCCTCTATCTCTAGAGGCCCTGTTTCGTGACTGAGCGACTATGCTAGTCCCTTACGGGTCTAACTATGTCTCCGGTGTCAACCGGTCAGTTTTCTCCACCCAGAAGCTGGGTGGCACGAGCGCCAGAAGACGCAGTGAGGTATGCCGTCAAGGCATCCACAAGCTGCTTAGCCTCCGCAACGGTGTAACCCGTCTGCGGAGTGTCGATCACCAGGTAAACAGCAGCGTTCAGACGAACGTTGATGCTTGCCATAAGGGGATCGGCGGCGATCTTGGCGTGATCAAGGCGAATGAGCCTCCGAGTCCGCTTCCCGTAAGTGTGGGAAACAGACAGAGAGACAAGGCCGTCATCCTTCCGGAAGACGCCCGTCCCATCGCCCGAGGAAACTCGGGGAAGGGACTGCGCAATCGCGTTGATCGTAACAGACTGAGGGTCGGCGAAAGCCATATCAGAGGATCTCTTTCGAGTAGACCAGATGACAATCTGGCCGTGGGTGAAACTCCCAAGCTTTTCTTGAGAGCGTTCCGTCTAGCTAAGTCTTGGAAAGACCCAGCGCAACGAGGATGGCCGTTTGCTTCGCACTAAGCGAATCAAACGTGACTCCAAAACCGTACGGGTTAGCGGGACGTCTCTGCAACTTCGTTTCAAGAAGTTCATGAGACGAGCCAGTCCCCCCTGGGGGAGCTTGGCTAACACGGACACGTCTGAGCTTTTTCTCGCTCATCATGTATCCGTATTCCATAACCAGGCCATCGGTTCCCATAGCACTGATGTTGTGTAACAAATCACCAGTGTCGAGAAACCAATCGCCAAACCACGACCACGGCTGGAGGTTCCAAACTATTTCCGGAGTTAACGTAATTCCGTAGAGTTTGCGAGCCTCGCGAGCATAGTAGTCCAGACGGTCAGTCTGGATCGTACTGGTGGGGATGTAGTACCGAAAGGCACCACTAAACCACATCTTGGACTCCTTAGTCCAAGTCTCTGTGCCGTTCAGAAAAAGCGGAAACTGAGAGCTGTTGGTAGGTAGAAAACTACCAGCATACTGCTGAGTTTGCGTTTCTTCTGGGTAATGAAAGCGCCTTCGTATCTTCTTCTTGGATCCCTCCAAGTAAGAATTCCAGATACGGTCCTGATCTTCCACGATCTTGTGGAGTTTCATTAGATCAGAGACGAGAGGAACCCAGCCAAACTGGTAATTAAGGTAGTCACCGCCCGCGCTTTTGGCGTAGGCGGTGCGCTCCTTAAGACTAGTGGCGAAGTTCTGAATCAGCGGCCCTGGCAGCCCTTCATTTCGCAGTTCACCAATGGTGACTGAGAAATCAATTGCTGAGCTAGTAGGTTCACACCTAGCAATAGCTACTGTGCCTTTGACATCCAGATCATGATCTGAAACTGTCGAGGCAAAGCCCGAGGGTGAAGTGTAACTCCCGGAATTCGGGTTTCCAACAGCGTAGGCCCCTATATAGCGGCCATGGTTGAGGAAACCTGGAGTCCAGTTGTTCTCGTATTTCGTGACCATAAATGGTCCACCATTGTCCGGTTTCCTTGAAACCGGCATACGGTGCGAAAACGTCACAACTTGTCGGGTTGAACCGGCAAGGGTTAGACTTCCGTAGTTCCAAGCGGCCAAGCCGGATGATCTCCATTGAATTGGGTTTACCAATTGTGGAGAATTGTCCGATTTGATAACCATTTGGAACCTTTCATTACGCGATCGACGTACGGATTTTCCTCACTCTGGATCGTGGAGGCCAGAAGCCAACCACGAGGAATCCTTGTACACCTTAGAAAGTGCAGATTTAATCTGCATTTCCATAACAGATGTACACGTGATTCCCCAGAAGTTCAAAACTACAAGCAGAGCTGGATAAGCCTGCTTAGCGTAGTTGTGAGCTTCATCGTCCAGAACTTTCAGAAGAGCGAGCAGATGAGCCCTTTCGGACTCCTCTGACTCGTTCTCTACTTCTGAAAGGAGGAAGCGCTGATAGGAGACCTCACTAAAAAGTGGGGTATCTTCGGATGGGTCATATCGACTCATTCAAACTCCTAGCTGCACTAGAGCGGCGGCCCCTTCATGGGG